GAGGGTCATTGGGCGGAGCCGGGGGTGAGGGTGACGACATGCTCGCCGGTCATGTTGGCGGGCTGGCTTACTTCGGTGACGAGGTAGGTGCGGCCGTTGTAGAGGACGGGCTCGCCGCGGCGGGGGGCGGAATCGAGGGTGCTGGCCAAGAAGCGGCAGCGGAATTCTCCGCCCTGGCGGAGCCCGCCGGTGTCGAGGTCGAGCCCGATGGCGATGGGTGAGAGGATGGCGCGCACCTCCTGGCCGCGGAAGGTGACGGGGATGCCGTGGGCGGCATTGGCCGCCTGGGCGGCGCGGAGGGCGAAGGCGTTGCGGGACTCAGGCGACACGCCACGGCGGGCGTGTCAAAATAGCAGGAGCGGGAGTCGAACCCGCGTCTCCGGGGTATGGGCCCGGTAACTTAGCCAGCTTGTCCATCCTGCGGTTGGAGTTGGCGCCCGGCGGGAAAACATGAAAAAAAACCCGCCGGGCGCGCATGAACACAGACGACCTCGGGGGTGTGTCAAAAAAAGAAAACGCCCGCCGGGAGTGAGCACCGGCGGGCGTTGGCGCGGAGACCATGCGCGAATCGTTAGTTCATTTCTTTTTGGGTTTTGAAGACTCTTCCGCCGGGGCTTCGGGCGTGGCCGAGGGCTTCTTGATGTGGCGCTTGACCGTGTCGGATAGTGTGACCACCAAGACCTCTTCGACCGCGCCGAATCCTTCGCCGACTTGCTTCGCTTTGAATGCGGCGAGTTGGTCGGCCAGCGGGACGCTTGGAAGGGATTCGACCTTCCAAGTGTCGCCGGTGCGGGTGAGTGTGAGTCCGAGACGCATCGGGGTTAGGCCGAGACGATGCGTTTGAGGGCGGCCTCGTGGCCTTTGGCGAAGCCGTAATTCACTTCCATGACGGACTTCTCGGTGTCGGTGTCGGGATCGCCCCAGGAGCGATACTCGATGGTGAGACCGGTCTCAGGGTCGGTGACGGTCTCGTAAGCGGTGAGGTGGCTGCGAACTGCCGGGGCGGGCTGGACGGGCGAGAACGCCACGAGGAGCGCCTCGGGGAGCGCGACCATGCCGACGAGGTTTTGCGAGTTGCCGGGGATGAGGTTCGTGCCGATGACATCGAAGCCGGCGATCTGCGGCAGGCGGCCGTTCTGGATCGCGGAGGCTGTTCCGACTGCGGCGGCGTTTTTGATCGCGCTGTCTTTGAGGAGTGCGCCTTCGTAGGCGTTGTCGATGATCATCGTGCGGCTGGTTTTCGGCCACTTGGCGACATCGAGGGCGGTCTTGATGGTGATGAGGTCGTCGCTGTCGAAGGCCGAGGCGGCTCCGGTGTGGATGGCGGCGCCGTAGTTGGCGAGCGTCACGACGGAGAGGATGTCCTTGAGGATGTCCTCGGCGAGCTTGCGGCCTTTGAGGAAGCCGAGTTGCTCGGGGTTGAAGTATGGCTGGCGGGCCAACTCGGCGGAGGTGAAGGAAAGCGCCTGGTATTTGCGCTTGTTGACCGTGATCTCGCGGGAGTTGATCGCGTTCGTGTCGTTGAAGGCGTAAGTGCCGTTGAAGTCACTCGTCGCGTCGGTGGCGAGAGGGAAGAAAGGAACGGCGATCTTGTCGGTGCCTTGCAGCGGGACCGAGTTGTAAACGGTGCTGAAGCTGTTGAGCGGGAGAAGCGCCTCGCGGAGCGCGACGAGGGCGCTGTCGAGGACGACATTCAGTTTGAGTTCGGAGCTGATGGTTGTGGCCATTGTGGTGGTGATGTTGGGTTAGGTTGTTGGGTTTCGTTTTTTCCGGCCTGTCAAATTTGGCAGCGGGAGTGGGCTTCCAGGGCTTTGCGGTTTGCTCGGAAAATGCGGGTTTTCTCGGCGCCGGTGGCGTTTTTCCACTGGTCGTAGATTGAAGCCGGTGTGGCCGGGGTTTGCTCGATGACGGGGACGACCTGGGCGGCGGCGAGGCCGAACGAACGCTCGAGGCGTCCGAGGGACTCGCGGTCCGCGGCGATTTCGGCGCGGAGGATTTCGACGAGCTTCGAGGTGTCCTCGAATTTCGCCTTGTAGGCGGCGACTTCGGCGAGGGCGGAATCACGCTCGGCGATGGCGGCGTTGAATTTGGCGATGATGGAATCGGATGCGGCGAGGCGGGCCTGTGGCTCTTCGACGGGCGCGGCCTGCTCGGCGGGAGCGGCGGGCTCTTCGATGGCGGGCTGCTCGGCGGGAACTTCGGCGACGGTTTCGATGACTTCGTTCGTGGCGGCCGGCTCTTCGATGACTTCGGGAGCGGCGGGCTCTTGGATTTCGGCTGCGGGTTTTTCCATGCCCTTTGCAAAAGTGTCAAATCGGGCGCGGAGTTGTGCCGGGGTGACGGAGGCCGCGGCGGCCACGCCGTCTTCGATGGCATCGGCGAATCCGAGGGCGACGGCTTCGACGGCGTCGAGCCATGTCTCGTTGTTCATCATTTCCTCGATCTCCTCCTCCTCCATGCCGGACTTGCGCTTGTAGGCGTTGACGAGGGTGGCCTTGAGTTTGTCGAGAAGGTCGGCTTCGCGGCGGAGTTGATCGCTGTCTCCGGCGCTGACGGTCCACGGGTTGTGGATCATCATGAGGGCGTTGTCGGCGATGTAAACGGGCGCGCCGGCCATGGCGATGACCGAAGCCATCGAGGCGGCGAGTGCGTCGATGTGGACGGTCACTCCGCCTTTGTGGCGGCGGAGGGCGTTGTAGATTGCAGTGCCTTCGACAACACTTCCGCCAGGGGAGTTGATGCGAAGGTGGATGTGCTGTCCGTCGAGTTTGGCGAGGTCTGCGAGGAAGTCTTTGCTGCCTGCGCCGAAAGCACCGACCTCGTCATAGAGGTGGATTGTGGTTTCATCGTCGCCGGTTTTTTCCAGAGCATAATATTTTTGGGTGGGTTGTTTCATGGCTTTGTTGTTTTCTTCGTTGTCAAGTTGGCGGACGCGTTCGTTCGCCCAAGATTGGCCGGGGTCTCCGCCCCAGAGCGCCCAGGCGATACGGCCGGCGCTCGGGTAGCCGTCTTCGCCGGGGGAAAATCCCTCGCCTTGCTTGTCCACTTCGTGCCGGGCGAAGTAGGACTTCATGCGGCGGACGGTGTCGGGTGAAAGGTTCTTGCGGTTTTTGATGTCGCGGGCGCGGGCGACTCCCACGGCGGTGCCGCCGCGGTTGAATTCTTCGCGCCATGCGAGGCCGCGCTCGGCTTCGGCGGCCATGGTCTCGGTGGGTTTGAGGTCAACGGCCATTTTCGGGAGCGGGGGCGGGTTGGTCGTCTTCGTCCGGCTCGGCGGGCATTTGGGCGGCCATGCCGCTGCGGATGGAGTTCGGGAAGACTTCGCGCCAGTCCATGCCGAGGGCGGCGCATTTCTCCTGGCGGCGCAGGGCGGTGGCGATGATCTCGTCCTCTTCGGACTCGGCATCGAGGCCTTGGATGTTGTTGAAGCGCTGCCACGAGATGTGGCCTTTATCGAGTTGCTCGCTGTAAGCGCGGGCGTCGCGGCCGGAATCGACGGTGATTTTTTTCGGGGCGAGCCACTCGTGGCGCCACCAATCGTCTCCGGGGTATGGCAGGCGGCCGGCCTGCATTTCGTGCCAGAGCCAGTATTTGTAGAAGGGGCGGCAAAACTGATCGACGACCATTTGCTGGAGGCGCTCAAGGAAGTTCTGGGCGATCTCGAGGACGGCGCGCTGCTCGGTGCCGGCGAGGCCGACATTGAGCATCATGGCTTCGGGCGGGAGGCCGACGGCGTAGGCGACCTCCGCGGCGAGCGAGCGCATGAGGGGGTCGAACGATTGGCCGGGCATTTCGTTCTTGAAGGATTCGAGCTTCTCGCCGGGGCGGAGCTTGGGGATGAGGACGCCGTTCGGGATGTCGTGGGTGGTGAGGGTTTCCCCGGCTTCGTTGCCGTTGCGGAGCCCGGCGCCGAGGCCGACCTTCACGGCTTCGTTGCTGGTGATGACATAGGCGATCTGGCTGGCGGCTTTGAATCCGCCCTTCACGAATGCGCGGATTTCGGAGGCGTCGCGGAGGTTGTTGATGGCGCTGTGGAGCCACGAGACGCCGCGGGGCTGGCCGTGCCGGCGGACATGGCGGAAGTGGAGCATGTCTTCGGCGGGGACATCTTGAAATTTCTGCTCGGTCGCGGAGGTGATGACGCGGAAACGGCGGGGCGCTCCGAAGCGGTCGAGTTCGATGCCGTCGTGGAAATTCGGATCGCCGTAGGCGACGCCCATCGCGCCGATGGATTCGCCGCCGATGAAGCGGACGCGGGCGGCGTTGTCTTGGGTCTTGAGGAATTGGGCGAAGAAATCTCCGTCGAGCGCGACCTGTCGGAGGATCAGGGATTGGGCGGTGTAGAAATTGACCTGTGCGCCGGCATCGAATGCCCAGGCTTCGGCGCAACAGCGGTCCTCAAAATGGCGATCGACGAGACGATTCCAAGCGCGGTCACTTGATTTCGGCTGGACGACGATGCCGCTGCCGACGGCGCGTTGGGCGAGGTGTTCGACGATGTAGGTGGCCTGGCCGACATTGTTGTAGAGCCACCTGGAGAGCTTGAGCATCTCGGTGCGGGTCCACGGCGAGACTTCGTTGCGGGGGTTGAGGACTTGAAATGTGACGAACCCGCGGTTGAGCGAGGGCATTGCGGCCTCGAAGGCGTGGGCCTTGGCATCGGTCTTGCGTGGGCGGCCAGCGCCGGGGCGTGACCCGCCCCAGGAGGAACTTGATTTTTTGATTTTCGACGGCACGCCCGTTGGGCGGTGTCAAAAATC